TGGCAACAAGTTATCTGCGCTACCCGCAATCGCCATTTTTAGATCCGATCACCAAACGACCGGCGCGGGAATGGTTGATCTGGTTGCAAAACCCTAACGTGTCAACGATCACGGTCGGCGTTGGGCTGGTGAATACTGTTTCCGGCGGTACGACTGGATTGACTCCGGCAACGGCAACACCAGGCGCGGTCACATTAGGCGGCACCGTAAACGTGGCATCAGGCGGCACAGGCGCCAATACGCTGACCGGCTACGTAAAGGGCGCAGGCACGACACCGCTGATGGCAAGCGCCACGATTCCGATCGCTGACGTTTCTGGTGCTGGCACGATGGCCACGCAGAATGCCAGCTCCGTTGCAATCACGGGTGGCTCGGTTGCTGGTACGTCAGTCAGCGCAACCACGCTCACGACGTCTAGCACGGTAACGGTCAACAATTTAGCGGCGGCTGGATCGCACACAGTCATTGCAAAATGGTTGCCAATTGTGGCTGACGGTACAACTTACTATTTGCCGCTGTATACTTAATGAAAGTCGATGATTTTGTAAAAGGGATTGCTGGCCGATTTGATGCCGACCCACAAGTGGAGCATCATTTCTCAGGCGGCATCTATGCCAAGCAGATGTTTATCCCGAGAGGATACGTTGCTGCAACCCACAAGCACGTTTATACCCATTTGAGTATACTGGCATCGGGTCAAGTCATTGTTTCGACTGATGATTCTGTCGAAAGTTACAACGCTCCAGCGTGCATTGAAATCAAAGCCGGCACGCACCACAAGATTGAAGCGTTGCAGAATTGCGTATGGTTTTGCATCCATGCAACGGATGAGACAGACGAGAACGAAATTGATGCTGTGTTAATCAGCAAAGGAATTTAATCATGCCGTTCATGGCCCTAATTTCTAGTCCAGCAGTCATTGGTGGCGGTCTTAGTCTGCTTGGTGGCGCTTTGGGTGCTGGTGCTGCGCGATCATCAGCAAATACTCAGGCAGACGCAGCTCGGTACGCTGCCGATCTTCAGCAACGTCAATTTGATTTAATCAATCAACAGCAAGCTCCGTATCGCGGAATTGGCTACACATCGCTGAGTCAAATCGGCGGGATGTTAGGCGGTCAGACGCCAATGTTTGACGCGCAGGGCAAGCCCATGTTGGACGCCAACGGTCAGCCAATGATGCAGACCGGCTCGGGCTACCTGACAAAGCAGTTTGGTCCAGAAGATCTCAAGACAAGCCTGGCTCCCAATTACGAGTTTATGTTGAAGGAAGGTCAGCGAGCTGCGCGGCAGCGTCTGAATGCTGGCGGCAGCGGTGGCAGTGATATTGACCGTGGCATTACAAGGTTTGCCGAGGATTACGCAAGCAACGCCTATCAGAACGCTTTTCAGAACTTCTCAAACCAGCGCAAGGACATTTACAACACGCTGGCCGGAATTGCTGGGATTGGACAGACTGGGCAGTCGGCAGTCAACGCGGCAAATCAAGCACTTGGTACTAACCTATCGAGCTTGGCGACTGGTTCGGCGGCAGTTCAAGGTGCTGGCCAGGTTGCAGCGGCGAATGCTTACGGTGGCGCGTTGGGCAACATTGGTGGCTATAACTACCTCCAGGCGTTGCGGAACCCTAACCAGCAACAAGCTCCTGCACCGATTCAGATTGGACCTTCTCAACCAGCGCTTATTCCACAAGGGGCGCAACAAAGCATTCAGGGCATTTACTCTCCAACAATCGGTTAAATCATGGCACTTGATCCAACCATTCCGCTGGGCGTCAAGCCGATTGATTTTTTGGGTAGCGCTGGCAATCTGCTGAATCTAGCTCGAGGCGCACAGGCGCTTGAGCAAGAACAGGCAATGAACCCGATCCAGCAAGAAAAGGCTCGAACTGAACTCAAAACCTTGCAAGAGACGCAAGCTGCTGAGATTGCTCGACAGAAAGCTCTGAGCGGTCAGGCGGTTACCGGCGCAGAGGTTGCTAAGTTTAACCAAGCCGGCAGCATTGAGGATCGGTTGCGCCAGAACTTTGCACCGCTGACTCAACAACGGTCATTTGCCAATCCTGCTGCAACGCCACAGGCGGCAATCAAGGACGTGTTGCAAGCTAAGCGGCGAGCTATTGCCGCTGGCGTGCCAGAGGACGCTGCCGAATACTTTGCGGCATCCTTGTATAGCAATCTTGCAAAAGCTCAAGAGACCGGCGATTCAACGCCAGTCAATGAGTGGATGTTCCGAAACCTGATGGCATCTCAGACTGCTGGACAACAACAGCAATTGCTCGCACCGGCTGGCGCACCAAACGTCAGCGCAGGAGGCGTTCCGGGTTATGCGGTTGCAGAGCCTGGCGGCAATCGTTTTGCGCCATTGCAAGTTGGCCCAAGACCCGGGATGCCGGCGATGCCGCAGGAAGGCGTGCAGACGGGCGGCGTGCCGTTGTCAACGGGCATCCAGCAGCGTCCAGTGGATTTAAGTTTGTCAGAAACCGGGCCGGCTAACAAGCAAGGCGCAGGCGTTCCATTGATGCAACCAGCAGCACCGGCGCAGCCACAAGGCGTCACTGCTGGCGCTATGTCAATGCCTGGATTGCGTTACCCAGTGCGGCAACAAGGCACTGCTTTTCTGCCGGCGCAGGGTGAAGAAGCCGACCGAGAAATCGGAATGAAGTACGTCAATGGTTTGGTGTCGATTCAGCCACAAATGCAAACAACCCGACGCAACATTCAAGAGGTTGTTTCTAAAGCTACTGAGATTGAAAAAAACGCTATTCGATCAACTGGCGTTCTTGGCGCAGCAGAGCGAAAAATCCGAGAATTTGTGGGCGATCCAAATTATCAGCAACTCTCAAAAGATCTTGCAAACCTTCAAATTTCTTTGATCCAAGCTAAGGGTGGATCTTTGGATACCGTTGCTGGTCAAGGGCTTGCACAGCACGCCAACGGCGACAAGACATATGCTCCCGAAGTTCTGCGTTCAATTGCACGACGCACTTATGGCGACGTTTTAGCGACCGAGGCTGAGGGCGCTGCTGCTGACTTGTTCCGGCAACGATACGGTGACTCCAACCATGCAGCGTTCAAACAACTATGGTCCAAGAATTCCGACTCAAGAGTGTTTGAGCTGATGGGGTTAGAGGATTTGGTTCAAGATCCAAAAGAACAAGAAAAGGTCACTAAAGAAATTATTCTTAAAGGGTTATCGCCAAAGCAGATTGACGAGCTGACCAAGAAATATAGAAACATCAAGCGTCTGCGCGAAACCGGATCTTTGTAATGGATAATGTTGAGCGCTTATTGCAGAGTGCAAAACCGGGAACGATGGTTACCGAGGCGCATCTTGATGCGCTGCGAGAAATTGAGAGCAGCAACAATCCCAAGGCAGTTAATCCTAAGTCTGGGGCGATGGGTGCGTATCAGTTTATGCCTGACACCGTTGCTCAACTTGCTAAGCAAGGAATCAAATTCGATCCGTTCAACGAACCACAGGCTCGAGAAGCGGCACGGCAGCATCTACAAGATTTTGTAGACAAGAGCGGTGGCGATCTTAATAAAGGGCTGGCGCTCTACGGTGGTCACATCACCAAAGACCCAACCAATTACATTAACAAATTCAACGCTGCGTTAGCTCGACAAGCCAAGGCACAAACCGATCAGGGCGGCGAGCCAGAAGATAACGTCATTCGGTTGCTTCAAAGCGCCAAGACCGTAACGCCAGAACAACCCAAACCAGCACCACCAAAGCTGTCGGAGCTGTCACCGTTTGGCTCTTTGGGCGTTCCAGAGGGCAATCTAATCCGCAAGATCATGCAGGATAGATTGGCTCCAAAACCCGTTGAAACGGCTCCAGCGGCGACGCCAGCGCAAATCCCTACAACGACCGTTGCTCCACAGCCAGCAGCGCCTAAAACGGAGTATAAGGTCGGCTCAATGGCCGATCTTGGGAAAGGCATCGTCTCTATGGCTGACGTTGCTGCTGGCGGTCTTACTGGTCTTGTTGGTCAAGGAAGCTATGCGATACAACGTGCTATGGGCGTTCCTGCTGCCGAAGCTCAGAAGTCGGTGCAAGAATTTGTTGAGAAACGTACAGACCCGTTTGGCCGTGCTCTGGGTATCAGCGAAGATCCGGCTTACAAAGCCGAAGCCACCCGTAGACTGACAAACTACATCGGCGAGAACGTCGGCAAGGGTGCAGCATGGATTGCTGAGAAGACTGGCATTCCGGTTGGCGACGTTGAGAATATGATTGGGTCGCTTGGTCTGCTGCCAATCCCTGGCGCTGCCAAGGTTGGCCAAAAGGCTGGCGCAGCTACCTATGGCGCCGAGCAAGCGTTGCGCGACCAGTTTGCAGCCAAGGCACCGGCACCACGGGTCGAGCCAGGCATCGGCGCACCAGCTCCGGCAGCTCCGGCACCGGGACAGCCAAAACCTCGCGTTGTTTACGCTGACGTCCAGCGTCAATTGGCAGAACAAAAAGCAGCCAAGGAAGCGGCATTGGCCGAGGCTGCAAAAGCGCCAACGCAACGAGAGCTGCAAGCAGTTAAAGATAAGCAAGCAAAGGCATCCGTTGCGCCGGCTGCTGGCGTCTTGGCTCCGATGGGAAGCGTTGGCGCGGCAGCGGTAACAGACGTCGCAGCAATTGATGCTGCAATCGCGCAAGCAAGCCCACAATTGCAAGCAAGACTGCAAGGTATTTCACGCGATCAAATTAATTTGGCAGCGTTGCAACGTCATCTTGAAGCTGAATCCCTTGGTCTTGGGTCAGATTTTTTAACAGAAGGTCAGGCTACTCAAAACGTCGGCGCATTGTCGTATGAGCTTAACGAGCGCGGGAAACACGCACCGTTGGCTGAACGATTCAATCAACAAGACCCAAAGTTAAAAAAAGCAATTCAAGACATTCATGATCGCGCCACTCAAAACGAAGTCGGAGGGTCAATGTATGACCACGGCGTCAGGCAGATTAGTGAATATCAAGCGATTGACAATGCAAGAAACCTGGACATCAAAGAAAAATATAAAGCTCTAAAAGATGCCGCTGGCGGCAGCTTTCCTATTGACGCACCGCAATTTGTACAAAACGCAAAAGGTTTGCTTAACGAAAATTTGAAAGCTGAGTTTTTGCCGGCGACAATTGAAAAGCAAATAAATGCTTTTGAAGCTGGTGAGCCTATGACTTTTCAAAAGTTTGAAGCTCTCAGAACAAATTTGGCTTCTGAAATTCGTAAAGCTGAAAGGGCTGGCGATGGAAATGCAAAGTACGCTCTCAGCCTAGTGCGCCAAGCGCTTGAGGATCTGCCGTTGTTGCAGGAAGCTCAAGGCTTGAAATCTATTGCCGATCAAGCAAGAAGCGCAGCAAAAGAACGGTTTGACGCTCTTAGAGCAGATCCAGCATACGATGCTGCGGTCAATGGTGCGCCTCCTGACACGTTCATGGAAAAGCACGTGTTTTCCAAAAGCGCACCAGCTAGTCAGATCCAGCTCATGCGGGACACGTTTGGCGAAGGCTCCGTTGGCGCACTCAACATTGAATCCGCGTTGATCAACCATCTGCGTGAAAAGGGCGGCATGGGAGAAACCGGAAAGGTCAACCAGGCAACATATAACAAGACCCTTGCTGCGCTTGAAGAAAAGCTCAAAGCTGGAGCAAATCCAACAACACTTAAAGAATTGCGGACGCTTGGTAATTTGCTTCGATACACAAAAGAGCAACCAGCCGGATCGTTTGTAAACAATTCAAACACTTTTGTTGCTCAACTTGCACAACAGAGTGGCGGCATGGCTACTCGAGCTGCTGACGTTGCTTTGGCTGCAAAGGGATTGCCACCTATCGCAAGTGGTGCTGCTGGTAAAATTGGCCAAATGTTTGAAACCAGAAAAATGCAACGTAGACTTGAGCCTGGCGCTGGCGTCAAAAAGAGAGATTGATTATGTCAGATATTGATCCCGTCAAATATGGTCAGTTAATTGCCAAGGTCGATTTGCTGGAGAAGCAAGTCGCAGATATGCAAGCCGACATAAAGAAACTGTTGGAACTTGCTAATCAAAGCAAGGGTGGCTTTTGGTTCGGAATGGCGGTCATCAGCGGCATCAGCACCGCTGCCGGTTGGGTCATTAGCCATTGGTCCAAATGATCGGCATCGAGGCGATCCTCGGGCTTGGTGGTGAGATCATCAAGCGGGTCTGGCCAGACCCAGCGCAACAGGCCAGCGCTCAGCTTGAGCTGCTGAAGCTCCAACAGTCTGGCGAGCTTGCCAAGATCGTCGGCCAGCTCGAGATAAACAAGACCGAAGCGGCATCAAGCAGCTTGTTTGTTGCCGGCTGGCGTCCGGCAATCGGATGGGTCTGCGCCACCGCACTTGCCTATCAATACGTTTTGCGACCAATTGGCTCCTATGTTGCCCGACTCAATGGGATTGAGGTTGGAGATATGCCGACGCTGGATGCAACGCTTTGGGAGCTGATGTTTGGAATGTTGGGGCTTGGCGGTCTACGAACCTTTGAGAAAGTGCAAGGGGTTGCGTCTAAATGAAAGACAATTTTCAAAAAGCGCTAGATCTGACGCTTGGGTTTGAGGGTGGCTACTGCAACCATCCATCAGACCCAGGTGGAATGACCAACCACGGCGTCACCAAGCGCACTTGGGAGGATTGGACAGGCGAGAGTGCCGACGAGCAGTGTATGCGCGATCTGGACGTTTCTGACGTGCTTCCGCTCTACCGGGGGCGCTACTGGAACAAAGTGTGGGGCGACGAGCTGCCGGCTGGCCTTGACTACTGCGTCTTTGATTGCGCGGTTAACAGTGGACCCAAACAGGCGATTGTATTCTTGCAGCGCATCTTGGGCGTGGATGACGATGGCGTCATTGGTCCGGTTACTCTGGCTGCGGTCAAACGTGAAAAGGCGGTTGATCTGATTGAAGATTACAGCGATCTCAGGCTGAGATTCCTTGAGAAACTGAAGGCTTATGCTGTGTTTGGCAAGGGTTGGACACGTCGGGTCAACGCGGTTGAGGATTTTGCGAAAAAAAATATATAAATCAATACGTTTGCGCTAGACATTGCAACCCTTGCGTGATATTTAGCACCAACGAAACAAATGGTGCTAAAAAATGGCTGGAAAAACCAAGATCTCCGACGAGGATTTTCTGGTTGCGTGGCAGAAATTCAAAAGCGCGACACAGGTTGCTAACTTTTTTGGGTTCACTGAGCGCTGGGCACACAACAACCGCCGGCGACTGGAAGCTAAGCTCAAGATCAGACTTGAAGCAACCGCAGTAAACGCCAAAGCGTTTGAGCATCTGCAAACGCATCATCTGACAAAAGCACGTCACAACGCCGGCATCACGGACGGCACGGTGATCGTATTCTCTGACGCACACTTCTGGCCAGGGCTGCGCACAACGGCGTTCAAGGGGTTGTTGTGGGCGATCAGCCAGCTTAAACCTTATGCTGTGATCAACAACGGCGATGCCTTTGATGGGGCTTCAATCAGCAGATACCCTAGAATTGGGTGGACACAACAACCTAGTGTTAAGGAGGAGCTTAACGCCTGCCAGGAGGCGTTGGCAGAGATTGAGGCGGTTGCCAAAGCAGCACGCCACAACGTCCAGCTCATTTGGCCACTGGGTAACCATGACTCAAGGTTTGAGAACTTTCTAGCGGCTAACGCTGCTGGTTACGAGGGCGTGGTTGGGTTCTCGTTGCGAGACCATTTCCAAGCCTGGAAGCCGTGCTGGAGCTGCTGGTTAACGGATGAGGTAGTGGTCAAGCACCGATATAAAAATGGCATCCACGCAACCCATACGAACACGATGGGCAGCGGCATCAGCATCGTTACAGGGCACTTGCATTCGGCAAAAGTCACGCCGTACACGGATTATCGCGGAAACCGTTATGGGGTTGACACCGGAACACTGGCAGACATTGATGGGAAGCAATTCAATGATTACTTGGAAGACAACCCAGTCAACTGGCGATCTGGGTTTGCCGTGCTGACATTCCGAGATTCCCGGCTGTTGCTGCCTGAACTGGCAATCAAGCACTCTGAGGGAATGCTTGATTTCCGTGGCGAACTAATCGACGTGTCTGCGCTCTAAATTCCCAAAGCGTCGTCTGTAACGGACCATTGCCGCACAAAGAAATATTCTCCGTACTGGTCACGCAAGTCTGGCGGGTATCCGCGGTCGTCTAACCAGTGCAGCATATTGTCGTGCAGCTCTGTGTCCCAAATTTTGGGAAACCCGTAACGCCAACCTTCGGGTGGATCAACCCACATTTTCATTTGATTGTTCCTTGTTTAGCTGCTGTTTTAAGCGCTTATGGAAAGTTTCCTCGTTGTCGTCACCAGACAAAAACCAGTCAATGCGCTGCACCAGGGTGTAGCACATATTAAGTAATGAGATTGTCCCTTTCATCACTTCGATGGTTTCTTGACTGTATTTCTCGTCATACGTATCTCGTTCATCCTCAAGGATTGCCTGTTCAATGTTGTCAGCAATTCGTTGCAGATAAAACTGCTGATACTCAAAATGTCCACCGCTCATAGCCAACTTCCTTTAAGCACGTATGGTTTTTTGCCACGAATCCGTACATCAATCTGGCGAACCTTGAGCTTTAGACGCTTGGCGTAATACCGTGCTCGACCTAAATGTTTAGTCGCAATAAAGTTTCTGCCGCCGCCTTTTGGGTAATCAATCCAACGACAACAGACGTAATACAGTTTCTTGGGCCAGCAGTGTTTCATTTCTCGCCCCTTGCGCGGATGGCGGCGGCACATCCTGCTGCTCCAAATCGTTCACGATAACCACCTAAAGGGTCTGTAGTGTATTGACTGCTTGTGTAGGCTTCTATTTGTTCTAAACACACTTTCACGCATTCCTCCCGCTCATGCGCGGCGACAAGGGCGGCAAAGCGTTCAAGAGCTTTAGGGTGCGTTATATGGCACGACGGTAGATTTGCCTTCCACGCCATGCGGATAATTTCTTCTCGTGTCATGGCTTTCCCGTTCGGTAATTGTGCTTTGTTATTAGTAGGTTTTCTTGCAGATTTTTCCCGATCGGGATTGCAGGTATCTAATCTATCAATCATTTTTGTTCCTTGCTGGACAATTTCGTCCCTGATTGCAATTCCCGTGGCAGGGAGGACACCGTTTCATTCTTGCTCCTCATTCGTTTAATCATTTTGTGGACGTTCTGGGGGGTGCAGCCCAGAACCCTGGCTATTTCATTCATGGACGGCAACCGGCCTAGGCTCTTTTCTAACCCACCGATTGCGTCCAATAATCGGATCTGAGCCATTCTCATGCCGCTGCTTTCATCAGCGCATCAAGGGCGCCAATCCGGGCCGAGAAGGTCTGCAAGAACCTGGCACGCTCGACCATCGACAGTCGGGCAATCTCAGCGTCATTGGATGTACGCAAGAGCTTGAGCTTGGCGATGCGATCTGCCGGCGGGATCTTGCCGGCTTTCATCACCGCGTCAGCCAGCGCATTGAACTCGACAACCCATGCAGCTTCATCAGCGCTCATTGAGCGTGGCTTGGCTTCGTTAGGGACGCGCAACGCCCAGGTGCCACCAGCTCCATCCTCAAACTCAATAACGTCTGGCGGCGGCTCAGTAGGCTTTGGCGTTGGTTTGGCCACAGCATCAAGCGGATTTATAGGTTTTCCTTCTGGTTTGTCTGTTTTGCGGTCCGCATTGTTGCCAGCGTCAATTGAGTCATGTTCTGTTATTTCAAGCGCCATCAGCCAAAGGTAGCGCCGAAAATACGTATGTTTCCCACCCATGTCTTGAATTGATTCTGGCTTTTGCGTTCCGTCTTTTTCAACTTTGGTCGCAGAGACAACAGGGCTGGAAAAAACAACTGAGCCACTTCCGTCTGTGTCGTGGATTGTCAGCGTTGCGCTTGAATTTTCAAAAGTGAAAACACCGCACAATCCAAGCTCATCAAAGATCTTGTGAATCGCAGGAATAAAATCTCCCAACTCAAAATAGTGATAACGAGCAAAATCGTTCCAGCCTGATTTTTTTATTTCTGTCGTTAGCAGCTTTACCCTGGCTTGCATCAGTTTCTTGTAGACGTTCATTTTGGTCCCTTGATTGTGACTGTTGACTGCCGCATTGAGTGCGCAGGCTTGGCGGGTACGACCTTCTCCGGCTGCGCCTGGTACTTGCGGATTGGCCAGGAAATACGGAACTCCTCAGCGTGCGCCAGCGTCGCGTTGCCAAGCAGCTCCTTGAGCTCGGTTTCGTCTTCAGTAATTGTGGTTTCCAGCGTCTTGATTAGCTCTTTTGCTTTGACAATCCGCTCGGCCAGCGTAGCTCCCCACTCGCCAAGATCCACGCTGTCAAGGTTGGGATCGCCTGGCCACTTGTGGCCAAATTCTTCTGGATTAGCAGGGTCGTACCACTCAACTTCACCAGTCTCGGTCCAGTGCATGAGCTTGGTTTCAAACTCTCGCGCTTTGGCTCGGATCAACGCTTGCGTTTCTTCATGGGGCGCAAACAGGAATATCCTCAGTTCGGTGCCTTGATACAAGACGCAGACAGCTCCCCACTTGGCGCCGGTAATATCCATCTGCGCCTGGAGCTGGAGAGGGCCACGGCTGAGAGCTGGGTAATCCTCGGGATACACCGAGGTGACCTTTGCCTCGAGCACGCCGACGCCATCCAGCGTGATTGACTCGGCGCCGACAACATAAACACCAGCGTCTGGGTTGTCTGTCACGACCAGACCGTTGCCGTCTCCCTGGCCATCAAGCGAACAGGCAATCGGCGCGTCAGGATGAAAGTAGGGCTTGGGATGGTCTAACACTAAGTGCGACAGACCCAGGCGTGCGCTTGCCTCAAGCAGAAGCGGCACTTCGAGCAGGTTGCCCCAATGCATTGCTTCGTTGGTCTCAAAATGCTCTGGGGCGTCCTGTAGAGCGTTTATGACGCTCGTGAGGACACCGTTCGGTGTCTCGTACTTTGAATGGCCCAGCAGGGCCGGCACGCGGGATGCTGACAGCATCGTGTTAGGGGTTACTTTGCCGACCATTACAGACCTCCAGAGAGAGCGAGAAACAAGCAGATTGCCGACATTGCGCCGACCGCGATTGACGCCAGGATGATTGTCAAGTTGGAATCGTGTTCAGGTTTCATTGCTTGGCTCCTCAATAACTGGTTCGGCTGATTTGATGGTGACAAAATTTTCGTCGTCGTAACGGTCGAAGCGCATTTCGTTGCTGAAATCTTCGTAAATTTCTCGGTTGACGTGATTGAGAATGATTTCCTCGATTTCTTTTCTGGTGAATATGATTTTCATGATGCTCCTTGATTGGGGGCAGAAGCCCCCGTGGTTGATTAGTGCAAAGGATGATCGGTTGAGTCGACCATAACGGCGCGAGCGTTTACTTCGCCGTTTTCGACAGCTTTCCAGAAAGCGCTGCTTTCAAGCTGCTCACAAATCTCGCTAAGCGAAAGGCCGGTCTCTAGGGCTTCTTGGACGCTTGCGCCACTAATCGCCAGGACCGCAACACAATCTCGATTGTCTTTGACGGTTACTGAGTAATCTTTCATTTCTTGGCTCCGGTTGTGCGCCACGACGTGCAGCGCATGAGTAGAACTGTACAGAGGTTGACAACCATAAACAAGGGGGTAGAGCAACTTTTTTTCTAGGGACAAACCCTAGTACAAATTTTCTCCACAAGCCCATCAAGTTCGTGCATCATCTGCCGTTCCCACTCGGAGATCAGATGTTTACCCTTCAGTTCGTTATCCCAGGGCCACCTGTCGGCAAGGGTCGACCACGGTTCTCTACCGCTGGCGGCAAGCCCAGGAGCTACACACCGGCTGTCACTCGGGACTATGAGTCACTAATCGCAGCTCGAGCTGCTGAGGCAATGGCCGGCAGAGAACCGCTCAGGACGCCGTTGAGAGTCATGATCGAGGCGACCATGAGCATTCCATTGAGCTGGTCAAAAGCAAAGCGCCAGGCAGCGTTAGATGGCGATGTATACCCATCACGACCAGACGTCGACAACATTGCCAAGACCGTGCTAGACGGGATGAACGGCGTGGTTTACGAGGACGATGCCCAAGTAATGTATCTCAAAGTATCCAAAAAATATGCCGAAGAAGGTAGCGTCACGGTCTGGCTGGCAGAGAATCTTAAATGAGTAAAAAGGCAAATTTAGAAGCCCAAAGACGGTTGGAACGGATGCCCTACAGACTAATGGATTTGAATGGAAAACCCGTCAGAGATTATTCTGAAGCTGAAAAGGAGATCGTAAAAGAAATCAAAAGAGAGTACGAAAAATCGCTCAAAAGCACCTCAAGTTGACCTGTGGATAACCTGTGGATAACTACCCCCAAACCTGTGGACAACCCTGTGGACAACCCTGTGGATAACTTTTCTTCATATACGCGTGCGCGTAGAGATCTAAGACTAAGATCTAAGACTAAGATCTAAGACTAAGAGAGCTAAGACTAAGATCTTCGACAAGGAGCTAAGACTAAGATGAATGACTCTATATTTAATTTTACTAAAGAAATAAGAGGAGGTTTGAAAAAAATAAAAGGTGCTCAAATAAGTGGCAACACGGTCGATAAGTTAATTGCGCTGGACATGACGTCGGCGCAAATGCAGAAGGCAATTGAATCGGTGATCAGACGCCGAATTGATGCCAAACAACCCGAGGTTGAAACAATGGAGGAATTACTTTCCGAAGTTGTTACCGACCAAATCCTGAGAAACAATTTAAAGTGAATCAAATGAATAAACCAACCGCAGCCAAAGGCAATTACGAGCAGAAACCTGGCAAGGGCGCTGCATTTCCGAATGACAAAAAGGTCGAGGACTGGCACGCCGATTACAAGGGCCGCATTTGCTTGCCAGACGGCGCTATGCACTGGCTGGACGTGACGATCAAAACCGCTGCCAGCGGGATGCAGTACGCTGCGATTTCCATTGGAAACGCTTGCGAACCGACCACCGCGGTCGATCATGGCCCAAAAAGGCATCCAGACGGGCACAGGAGCGGCTTTCAACAGGCGGGTGAGGCTACCCTACCAGCTCGGATGAAAAACGCGCCACAGGGCCGCGCATCGACTTTCGAGGATGACGCCGACAGCGACATTCCTTTTTGATGTTTAATGAGTAATGAAATGGAAAATAAAATAGATCCGCTACAAATCATTGCCAATCATGGATCAATGACGTCAAAACAATGTGCTGAATATTTCCCTAATTTAAGCTCAAAAGACATTGATGCAAAGCTGCGCCAGGGCTTCCGTGTTGGGAGACTTGGGCGGCGAATTGACGAGACTGACGGCGCCAGTCGCAAGCGATACGTTTATTTCGACGCCCATGGTCGTGCCAGCAGTCGCGAGCCAGAATATTGCGTAGTACTCAGAACCCTTGGCAAACCTGTGGAGAGCGTTGATGGAATTTACTAATGGCCGGTTTGTCTACCGCGGCGAGGACAACGAGAAGCTCCACCCGGACGTGCAGCCGGTGTTCTGGTTGGGTGATGCGATGTACGTGCCGCACTATGTGACGCCACATTTGTGGGTTACTTATGGTGGTGAGAAGCTCACGACCAAGAACCTGATCGAGCGCAACGCCAAAATCGGCACGACCTATCTATGGGTTCGACCTTGGATTGAGAAGATCTTTAATTCTGAGGATATTTTCAACATGAAAGAATCACAATTGAAAAAGGCACTTATTGCATGACACTACAAGTCGGAGAATCAATTACCAACATTCAATTAAACGTCAGCAAATTGCAAAAGCAATGTGCTGGATTCAAAGTGGAGCTTGACTGCGTTGTCAGTCTTGCAAAGCAGATTCAGGCTGACGCATCCGTTTTGATAGACGAATGGGAAGGACAAGATGAAACCAGTAATCGACGAGCAAACCAGCGACCTATTCTTGGAGGAATGGCTGTGCGACCTACTTGCGGATCCTGTAGATATTTCAACTTACTTAGCGGAGATGGGGAAAGCACCTGGATGGGTGAATGTCGACGCCGATCACCAGAGCTGTTGGTAGACATCGAGGGCAACGAATCCCCTGCCTGGCCACCCGTGGACGAGATCCACTGGTGCGGCGATTACTCACCGGACAACTACTCATGAGCCACGATCCAGTCAACCGCCCTCAGCACTACACTCAGCACCCGAGCGGCGTTGAGTGCATCCAAATCACCGAGCATATGTGCTTTAACTTAGGCAACGCGATTAAATACGTCTGGCGAGCGGATCTCAAGGAAGGGTTGCAAGACCTCGAAAAAGCACGCTGGTATCTGGACCGGGAGATTGCACGACGCAAGAAAGCGCTTGACAATCATATTGATAACGTGCTACAACGCGCATGATTGGGTCCGGGCGCACTCCTCGCCACTACATTGCCCAATTGGGCGACGAGGGGTTGCCCATTTTTTTCGGTGGTGCAGATGGAAAATGAAGCGAGTACATTTGTCTCGGTGCTTCTGCACTCAGGCACAAACGCGCATTTGCTGCATTGGACTACCAGCAGCTTCGCTGCGCACCAGGCACTAGGTGAGTACTATCAAGCCATACCAGAACTGGTCGACCAGCTTGCAGAGGCTTACATGGGTCGCTACGGGCAATTCACCGAATTCCCTGACGACTACTACCTTCCAACCGACGATCCAGTCGAATACATGGAAGGCATCAAGTATTTTGTGCAAGACTCACGCGAAATCATGCCCGACGACTCCGAAATTCAAAACCTGATTGATGAGATTGCACAACTCATTGATTCAACCCTTTTCAAACTACGTTTTCTTAAATAGGCTCCAAAATGATGAAATCTAAAGACTCAGCAACGAAGCAGCCAGCTGGTTACGGCTTTGGCTCGAGCGCTAAGGTCCCTGCTGGCGTTGCCAAGCAAGAGAAAACCGGCGAGCGCAAAGAGCGCATGGTCAACGGCGTCGGCATGGGCGAAGCCGATATGACTGGCAAGGACAAGCAATTCAACACCGGCGTCACCGGTGGCACGTGCTACACCCATGACCGGCAGTCGTATCAGAAATGATTAGACCGTTACGCAACTTCATTACCGTGCAACCGTCCGTCAGGAAACTGTCGGACGTGATTCACATTAACAACCGCGAACCCTTTAACGAGGGCACAATCGTCGCGGTCGGACCCCAAGTCAAGGAAGCTCGAGTCGGGGACCGGATCAAGTATGGGAACGGTGACTATCTCAATTGGCCGACTCACAGCGTTGAGGGCCAGGACTACCAAATCATCCAAGAGGCGGACGTTTGCGCCGTCGTGGAATAAAGGAAAATCATGAGTAATTCAATCGCTACAGGCGTTGCTTACGCCGATCCAGAGTTCACCACGTGCTACGTCAGCCAAGAATTTGGCTATACGTCGGCAGCTCAGGGCGCGGTGACGCAGCTCACCAGCAAGTCGACTGCTGTCACATTGAACAAATCAATGGGACGCATCACGATGAACAACGCTTCGCTTGCATCACAAACTAACGTGGTGTTCCGGCTTAACAACACCAGCATCAGCGACAATGACGTTGTGTTGGTCAGCATCTCTGGTGGAGTGACCAATCCTGGCTCTTATTGGCCCTATGTTGCAGACCAAGATTCTGGCTATGCAACCATCGGTCTGTTTAACAACACCGGCGGTGCATTGACGGAAACTGTTGTCATCAACTTTGTCGTTATCCACGGGGCAAGCTAAATGAGCATCCATGACGATCTAGAAATGCTGAAAGAGGCTGTTGCAGCGCTTGAGGACCAGATTGGCGAATCCTCAGAAGACATTCACGCTCAGGCGTTTGAAGAAGGCTCCGACGCTGGCAAAAGCGAGCTGGCCGAAGAAATTGCGGTCATGATGGGCGCAATCGACAGCGAGGAATGCCCAGAGTGCCGCGATGTTCTCAAGCGCGTGCTGGAGCAGCACATTGCTCAGTTTTTGGCCATTGGCGAGCATACGTGCGAGCAGGAAGAAGATGAAGACGGTGAAGTCTCTTTTGTAATTTCATTCGCAGATAACTGAAATGCCACTCAAAAAATCAACGTCTGAGAAGGCGTTTAAAGAAAATATCAAAGCCGAGGTTAAAGCTGGCAAGCCAGTGAAACAAGCGGTGGCGATTGCGTACTCTGAAAAACGTGCAGCGGCGAAAAAGAAATGAGCAAACCTGGCCTTTACGCCAATATCCACGCTAAACAAGCACGCATCGCTGCTGGCTCTGGTGAGAAAATGAATAAGGTCGGCAGCAAGGCGGCACCGTCTGCTGCTGACTTTAAGCAAGCTGCCAAGACTGCTAAACCGGCGAAGAAAAAGTAATGGCTACAAAGCACGACAAGCCTATTCCGCACAAGACCACTGGGAAAGGCAAGACCTACAACCCGACCGAGAAGGGCGCCGGGATGACAGCTAAAGGTCGTGCTGAGTACAACGCGAAAAATGGGTCCAATATTAAGCCACCAGCTCCAAATCCTAAAACCGATGCAGACAAAGGTCGCAAGGCCAGTTTCTGCGCTCGGATGGAAGGCGTGGTGCGAAAGGCGAAAGGACCGGCTGAGCGTGCCAAGGCATCGTTGAAGAACTGGAATTGCTGATGCAGGTCGAACAGCGCAAGATTGAAGCGCTGATTCCGTACGTAAACAATTCCCGGACGCACAGCGACGAGCAGATCGCTCAGATTGCTGCCAGCGTGCGGGAGTTTGGTTGGACCAACCCGATCCTGGTTGACGGGCAAAACGGAATTATTGCCGGTCACGGTCGTTTAGCGGCAGCTCGCAAGCTCGGGTTGACCGAGGTTCCGGTCATCGTGCTGGATTACTTGTCTGAGGCGCAAAAGAAAGCGCTGGTTATTGCAGACAACAAGCTCGCATCTAATGCCGGATGGGACGATGAGATGCTGCGGCTAGAGCTGGGCGATCTGCAAGAGATGGGTTTCGACGCAACGATTGCTGGCTTCACGACCGAGGAGCTGGACGCGCTTCTGAACGTCACCGAAGGCACTGACGGGTTGACCGACGAGGATGACGTTCCAGAGGCTCCAGAAGAGCCTACAACGCGATTGGGCGACGTTTGGATACTGGGCAAGCACCGTCTAATGTGCGGCGATTCTACGTCGATTGATGATATGCAAAAGCTAACTGACAATCAATTGGTTGATATGTGGCTGACCGATCCTCCGTACAACGTGGCTTATGAAGGAAAGACAAAAGACGCGTTGAAGATTAAAAATGACAGCATGGGCGACGATCAATTTCGTCAATTCTTGCGCGATTCTTACGTCATCGCAGACACCGTTTTAAAGCCTGGCGCCGTTTTTTATATTTGGCACGCTGACTCAGAAGGCTATAACTTTCGTGGCGCTGCGCAAGATGCAGGTTGGAAAGTGCGTCAATGTTTGATTTGGAAGAAATCAACATTGGTGATGGGGCGTCAGGACTACCATTGGAAGCACGAGCCTTGTTTGTATGGATGGAAGGAAGGCGCAGGCCACCTTTGGGCGGCAGATCGTAAGCAGACAACAATTCTTGAATTTGACAAGCCATCGCGCAATGGAGAGCACCCAACAATGAAGCCAGTTGGATTGTTTGAGTATCAAATGCTCAACAACACTAAAGGCGGCGACATTGTGCTGGACTCTTTTGGCGGCAGCGGAACAACCATGATTGCCGCGGAAAAGAATGGGCGTCTTAGTTATTTGATGGAGCTTGACCCGAAGTATTGCGACGTTATAGTAAAGCGCTGGCAGGAGTTCACTGGCAAGGCAGCAACCCACGCAGAATCGGGAATTCCTTTCGATTCAATGACTAACACTTTGACGCAATAAAAATGGTGCCGCACGAACCAACTGATAAAACACGTGGCCAGGTCCAACAGGCCAGCGGTCTTGGCTTGCCGCACGACCAGATCGCTGCGTTGATCGGCATCAGCGACGTGACGCTGCGCAAGTATTACGGCACCGAGTTGGCGCTTGGTAAGGCGACTGCCTGCGCTAACATGGCCAAGACCCTATACAACAAGGCGTTGATGGGCGACACCACAGCGATGATCTGGTGGACCAAAGCACAAATGGGTTGGGGCGAGCGCAATACGACCGTTCTGAGCAACCCAGACGGTTCGCCGGTCGAGGGCATCAAAGTTACCTTTGTCAAGCCCAGTGAATGAAATTGATTATGCCGTCTCAAACGCCGAGTTTCCTGAGAAGCTATCGGTACTTTTTGACAAGCATCGGTATAAGGTAACTTTTGGCGGTCGAGGTGGGGGCAAGTCATGGGCGATTGCCAGAGCACTGCTAATCATCGGCGCATCAAAGCCAACGCGCATTCTTTGCTCTCGGGAATTCCAGACGTCCATCCGTGATTCGGTGCATAAGCTTTTATGCGACCAGATTGAATCATTGCGATTGCATGGATTCTATGAAATAACCCAGACGTCAATCAGAGCTAAGAATGGCTCTGAATTCTTTTTTGTTGGACTCAAAAACAACGTCGCAAACATTAAATCGTTTGAGGGCGTTGATATTTGTTGGGTCGAGGAAGCGCAATCCGTATCCAGGATGTCGTGGAATGTGCTAATCCCAACGATCCGCAAACAAAATTCAGAGATCTGGATCAGCTTTAACCCGGAGCTGGAGACTGATGAAACGTTCCAACGCTTTGTTGTGCATCCTCCTGCTGACTGTGTGGTCACTAAGATCAACTGGTCCGACAATCCCTGGTTCCCAGAGACTTTGAGAGCTGAGAAGGACGCGCTTAAAGAGCGAGACATCGAGGCTTACAACACCGTCTGGGAGGGCATATGCCGGCAGACTGTCGACGGTGCAGTGTTTGCCAGGGAGATGCAGGACGCCGAGCTGCAAGGGCGCATTGGACGGGTTCCGTTCGATCCTAGCAAGCCAGTCCACGCCGTGTTTGACCTTGGATGGTCCGACGCCACCGCAATTTGGTTCTTGCAGTTTGTCGGCATGGAAACGCGTTTGTTGCGTTACATGGAGGACAATCAAAAGACAATCAGCTATTACCTAGCGCAATTGCAGACGTTTGGATACCATTACGATACGTTGTGGCTTCCGCACGACGCCGAGAATAAAACCCTGGCCGCTGCTGGCAAATCCATTGAGGAGATTGTCAGAGCGGCTGGATATAAGACCCGAATCATTCCGAGAGTACCAATTGCTGACTCTATCAATGCTGCGCGAACTATTTTCAACAACTGCTGGTTCGACCGAGATGGATGCGCGGAAGGTCTTACCTGTTTGCGCCACTATCGGTACGAAGTCGACCCAGAGACGGGTGGATTCTC